ATATTGTATGAAATCTAATGATATTGTAATTAAGTATGAACGTAAAGGAAACGAAAAAGAATATAATCCAAGCTGGGCAGCGGGCAGTTGAGGAGTTAATCAAAGTAGCTAAAGAGGCTATTGTTGATTCAGATGATGATATATCAGCTGACAGGCTTAAGAATGCAGCAGCCACAAAAAAGCTAGCTATATTCGATGCTTTTGAAATACTTAATCGCATTGAAGAAGAACGAGGCTATTTAGAAAACGATAAAGTAAATAGCCGACAAGCAAGTTTTAAAGGCTTTGCAGAAGGTAGGTCTAAGTAATGTACGAGCAAAGTTTATATAAAATACTTCCTGACCATATAAAAGAAAGTGTTATTAAAAAATATAACAAATCTAAAAAATGGGAGTATGGGTACAATGAAGACTATGATATAGTTATTATAAGCAAGACTGGGCAAATTGGAGATATATACGAAATACAAAATTTAAAAATAGCCTTACCTTTGTTTTCAGCTGGAGTGAAGCATGAAAGTAAGAAATGGCAAAGATCGGAATACCCAAAAGAATTAAATAAAATAAAAAGCGTTAGGGACTGGGAGGCTAAGCCTGAATACTTTAAAAATAAATGGTATGACTATATTGACGAAGAGTTTGAAAGGCGCGAAAAAGGGTTTTGGTTTTATAACAAAAATAAGTATACATATATTACTGGCACTCACTATATGTACCTGCAGTGGTCCAAGATTGATGTTGGGGCAGCAGACTTTAGGGAGTCAAACAGATTATTCTTTATATTCTGGGAAGCTTGTAAAGCAGACCCACGATCTTACGGAATGTGTTATCTTAAAAACCGCCGTTCCGGGTTTTCTTTCATGTCTTCAGCGGAAACCGTTAATATGGCGACAATTACGTCAGATGCACGGTTTGGCATCTTGTCTAAGTCTGGAGCCGATGCTAAGAAAATGTTCACAGATAAAGTCGTACCCATATCAGTCAACTACCCGTTCTTTTTCAAACCCATCCAGGACGGAATGGACAGGCCGAAAACCGAGCTTGCATACAGGGTACCGGCATCGAAACTTACAAGGAGGAAACTTGAAGCGAACGAATCAGGCGAAGAGCTCGAAGGATTAGATACAACTATTGATTGGAAAAATACCGGTGACAATAGTTATGATGGTGAAAAATTAAAATTATTAGTACACGACGAATCAGGTAAATGGGAACGCCCTGATAATATATTAAACAACTGGCGTGTTACTAAAACAACATTAAGGCTAGGTAGCAGAATCGTTGGTAAATGTATGATGGGATCAACGTCTAACTCATTAGATAAAGGCGGTGAAAATTTTAGAAAACTTTATGACGATTCAGACGCCACAAAAAGAAATGCAAATGGACAAACTCGTTCGGGATTATATTCTTTGTTCATACCTATGGAATGGAACTACGAAGGATACATTGATTCTTATGGCTTACCTGTCTTCGACACGCCTAAAAAGCCAGCGGAAGGACCCGGCGGTGAAAAAATAAAACTAGGCGTAATTGAATACTGGAACAACGAGGTTGAGGGTTTAAAAGATGACCAAGATGGTTTAAATGAATTTTACAGACAGTTCCCGCGTACGGAAAAGCACGCTTTTAGAGATGAAGCTAAGCAATCTTTATTTAATCTAACTAAAATATATGAACAAATAGATTACAATGAAGATTTAAGAAATTCAAATGTGGTAACACAGGGTAATTTTTATTGGGAAAATGGCATTAAAGATTCTAAAGTAAAATTTGCACCGTCTAAAGAGGGAAGATTTTTTATATCTTGGATTCCTAATCTTTTACAGCAAAATAATATCATAATAAAAAACGGTATTAAATACCCCGGCAACGAACATATGGGTGCTTTTGGATGTGACAGTTATGATATATCGGGAACAACTGACGGTAAAGGTTCTAAGGGTGCGCTGCATGGGTTAACAAAATTTAGCATGGAAGACGCTCCTGCTAATACATTTTTTTTAGAATATATAGCTAGGCCTCAAACAGCCGATATATTTTTTGAAGACGTTTTAATGGCTTGTATCTTTTATGGAATGCCTATATTAGCTGAGAATAATAAGCCTAGACTTTTATATCATTTTAAAAGAAGGGGTTACAGAGGCTTTAGTATGAATAGACCGGATAAGCTTTTAAATAAATTATCAGTAACAGAACGCGAAATAGGCGGTATGCCCAATTCAAGCGAAGATATAAAACAAGCGCACGCTGCAGCAATAGAAGCTTATATAGAAGATCACGTGGGGCTTAAAGACGAGGGTTACGGAAATATGTATTTTCAAAAAACCTTGGAAGACTGGGCAAAGTTTAATATTAATAATCGTACTAAGCACGATGCGACTATAAGTTCAGGATTAGCCATAATGGCGTGTAATAAAAACAAATATAGACCAGTTCCAAAACGAACACTAAAATCAATGGATCTAGGAATTAAGAAATATAACAATAACGGGTATAGCTCAAAAATAATATAAATGATTACAACTAGTTATAACAGTTCATTTCCAAATCAGGTGGTACCTGATGAAGAAAAGCAATCATTAGAATATGGTGTAAAAGTCGGTAGGGCTATTGAATACGAATGGTTTAAAAGCAATAGAGCCGGCGGTGATCGCTTTGTAACCAATTATCAAAACTACCATAGACTTAAGCTTTATGCCAGAGGCGAGCAATCAATACAAAAGTATAAGGATGAGTTAGCAATAAATGGTGATTTATCTTATTTAAATTTAGACTGGAAACCAGTACCAATATTATCAAAATTTGTTGATATTGTAGTAAATGGTATGTCGCAAAGATCTTATGAAATAAAAGCATTTGCGCAAGACCCGGAGTCTTTAAAGAAAAGAACTAATTACGCAGAAAGAATAATGCGTGATATGGTGGCTAAGGAGTTTTTAAAAAAAATGGAAAGCACGTTGGGGGTTAACATGTACTCTACCAACAAAGAAAAGCTGCCAAAAGATATAAATGAGTTGTCTTTAAAAATGCAATTAGAATTTAAAGAAGCCGTTGAAGTTGCTGAAGAACAAGCTATAGATACTGTTTTAGATTCTAATAAATATGATGAAATTAGAAAAAGAGTAATATATGATTTAGTTACTTTAGGAATTGGCGCTACTAAAACTTGTTTTAATAACTCTAATGGTATTACTGTTGATTATGTAGACCCTGCTAGTTTAGTTTATTCTTATTTGAAGATATATATTATGCAGGCGAAGTAAAAACTATATCAATAGCAGAGTTAAAAAAACAATTTCCTCATTTAACACCAGAACAACTAGAGGAAATAAATAAATACGGTACCTCAACTAATTATTTAAGAGGATACAATGGTAATGACGGTAATGATGATCAAGTAAATGTTTTGTATTTTGAATATAAAACATATTCCGATCAAGTGTTTAAAATAAAGAAAACAGATCAAGGATTAGAAAAAGCTTTAGAAAAGCCAGATACTTTTAATCCACCTAAAAATGATAACTTTGAAAGAGTCTCAAGATCTATTGAGGTTTTATATTCTGGAGCAAAAATTTTAGGGCAGGAGTTTATGCTAAGATGGGAATTAGCAGAAAATATGACCCGTCCTTTCGCGGATACTACAAAAGTAAAAATGAATTATTCTATTTGCGCACCAAGAATGTACAAGGGTAGAATAGATTCTTTAGTGAATAGAATTACTGGTTTTGCTGATATGATACAGCTGACGCATTTAAAAATGCAACAAGTATTATCAAGAATGGTACCAGATGGTGTTTATTTAGATATGGACGGCTTAGCCGAAGTCGATCTTGGCAATGGAACAAACTACAATCCAGCAGAAGCGCTAAATATGTATTTCCAAACAGGATCTATTGTAGGTAGAAGTTTAACGCAGGATGGAGATTTAAATAGAGGTAAAGTTCCAATTCAGGAATTACAAACATCGAATGGACAAGCTAAGTTAAGCGCTTTAATAAATACATATCAGTATTATTTGCAAATGATACGCGATGTGACTGGATTAAACGAAGCTAGAGATGGGGCCATGCCTGATAAAAATGCTTTAGTTGGATTACAGAAAATAGCA